CCTATGAGCAACACCAAAGCGTACATTCCAATCTGTATTCACCCATCCCTTCTTAAGATCCTGATAATACTGTCTCTTAAGACCTAATTGCATGTGCAGATCATTAAAGATTGCACGTATCTCCGCATAGTACTCTGTGAGTTCAGGTTCTGCGAGTCCTAACCTGATTCTACCATTTACATCACTCTGTTGGTTGCGTATCCAACTCAACACCTTATCATGGTCAATGTTCAGTTGTCCTTCACATAGAAACGAACTGAAGATAGGTGTTACATTCAATTGTGATGTAGCATTCATTTGTTTTGATTGATCTCATGTAGAATAGCTTCAGCAGATGCATGGTCACCCTTATTATATGCTTCAGCATACTTAAGGATGAGTAAACGCATCTCATCAATTGCCGATGAGTTCTTGGTAGAATCCTTGAATTTCTTCTTCATTGTGATACAGAGTTTCCTCTTCGTTACATTGATCAGGGTCTAACCACTCAAAATACTCATCAGCAAATGCCATAGCGTCATCAATACGCTCTTCAGTCATCAGTTGATTGAATCTAGTACATACCCATGCATGAATGTCATCACGTTGAGCAGATACTATAGTTTGGTCATCATTCATTGGTAGGGAACTCCACGTTTAGTTTAGCTTGAGCAAGAGATGCAACCATAGTCCATACTGTTTCACCAGATATGATATGTTGGTCGCAAAAGTATTCAACTGTATCCTCCATGATCTCCATGAGTTCTACAAGTTGTTTGTCAGTGTTCATAACTTTACAACAGTTAATGTGTTAGATAAATGATCGTACGAGACAAATTGTACGTCACGTGGTAGCATACGGTTGAGAGCAGCAGCGAAGTCATTTGGAAACTTCCTGAATGCACGCCAGTAGCGTAACTCTCCATCCTCATCTATATCTACACGAGGGGTGACAGCAAATGAATACTCCCCAGTAATATACTTAGTAGGGAATGGTTCAACTAATGTCTTGATGTAGTCTGCAAGTGGATTTGGTTTCATTTTGAGTGATGAATGTATGTAGTATAGTATGAAATGGGTAAAAGGTCAACCCTATCTAAGATAGAGGTAACCACCTGCCCAGTCTGCTCTATTAAAGCAATCAACACGAGACTGCTCATCTAATAGATTGAAGCGTACGTATTTAGTGTGAGGAGACTTCCATGATGCAGGTTTATAAACTGCACCAGTCTTCTTGTCAACAAATGCATGTACACCAGAGTCTCTATTCTCATTTCTATTCTGGAATGTATCGTACTCTACTTGTATAATCTTATGATACTTGCGTCCTTCCTCAACTCTAAACGTAACTACATTCTTCTCAGTACCATCCTTGAGTGCTTTCAATTTGTTGACTGCATACTCTGAACCTTCACCTCTAGCTAGGGTTCTCTCTTGAGATGCTATACTGTAATTAATATATTGCTTGCCCAACACTTCACATAGTTCCTCAGTGTACTGTCTAACAGTATCAGTTACAGGAATGAATTGAGTTTTGGTCATTTAAAATAGTTAGAATTGAATTGAGGGTTGAGAGACTAGGGTAAGTAAATTACTTTAACGTCATGTCTCTGCTTCTATTAGACTTAAAGGACGTAATTTCTCTGCTGAACAGAGACAACCATAGATCCTTGCTTTTGTCAGAGTAGTTAGAAACCTAGTGATCTCTCAACATTTATATAATAGTATATTTCAACGTCCGTGTCAGTAGCTAGTGTACACTTATTCAACTGTCCATCATGGTGGTTAGAATGGACAATCATCTGGTATAACAAACGTAGGGATTTGTGGTGACTCTCCACCCATCCATGCACTACGTTGCTCATCTTGCCATTGAAGATGCTTTACACGAGTGATCATTTCATCAACGTGTTCCTTTTCTTGCATTTGTGCAGTGGTCAGTTCCTTTTCGTACTGATAGTCTGTCCAAACGATGTCATAATAATACTTGTTTACCATAGTGCTACATCCATTACCCAATCTTGTTTTAATAGTTCTTTGACCTTAGTACAGATGAAATCATCATTTCCAATGCCTTTGCCACCTTGCTGATGAGCAAACAAACTATCAGTAGAGTCTACATTATTAAGGAAATCTTCCTTAGTAAACCATACTAGTCTGCACTCATCCTCATCTGGGTTGATGCCAAAGAATACCAGTCTCTCCCAATCCTTATCTTTACTGACATGATTGATGATGAACTGATCTTCATTCACTCCTCCCTTCTTGTTACGTGTAGCAAGTGAGAACTTAATCTCTGTTCTTATCTGATCAATCACTCTATCATGTCCAGCAGTTGATGTTGGTGCTCTATTGATAGCATAACCCAACTCTTGCATATAATATGATACAAAACGCTCTCCAAATTCACCCTTCTGTTTGGGTGACATGTACACATAACCCTTGAATGGTGTATCTTGCCAAGGATCTTGTACGTTTGAATCTATGTAAGTGCGGAGTTTACCGTCTTGGAATTGATCTTGAAACATAATGATTAAGGAATTAGGTTACCGTCTGCGTCATACCAGTCATCACTAACGTTCTCTAGCTCCACACCACCATCCTCAAGATAGTTGTGAGTGTATAATCTAGATTGTAGTGCGTGGAATAGTGATGGTTCAGATTTGTCGTAAACCATTAGTGCATCTAGAATTGTAGTGAGTTGAGTCTTTGAGAGTTCAACTTGCATTAATAACTCCGTGTCTTTACCTTATTATTATAGTGTATACAGAGTGGATACGGAACAATAATATACACTTTGTAAACTGGCACACCCTCTATTGCTCATAATCCCATTTTCTAGGATTATGAGGACATGCAGCAGTTGAGAATCTTGCCTTGATGGTCATCAGACAACCGCATAACTTACAGTTATCAAGAATACCAAGAGAACTATCATCTTTGATAGTCCTATGACCCTCTCTGTCTGGTATCCATCCTTTCCAGTAATCTAACTGTACCTTATTAAGATACTCACAACCATGACATATTGCTAACCGTTCGTTATATATTTTGTCATCAACTATGAATTTCTTTAATTTCATTACTCTATCTACGATTCTTGATGTATTTAAGCTGACACCACTGTGCTTCATTGCATAGTAGTAATGTATGAATCTTCTTATGCTTCATTTCCTTACCACTAGTGTACATACACGAGTGTTTGTCTTTAACATTAGTTTCAATAGTTATATATCTTGAGGGTGTTATAAAACCTCTTTTTGGTTCTACTGGATCACCTTTGAAGTAAACCCATCCCTCATCAACCATGGTGCCACCCCAATACTCACGTTCCCATACAACGTAGTCACCAACTTGAGGATCGTATTGTGGATTAGTCAACGACATCAAACTCTTTCCTATCCTTGTTTGCTGGATTAGGTAATCTGAACATCTCTTTCAGATCATTGAGCTCTGCTAATTCTTTAGTTAATTTATCTATCTGTGCTTGCAGTATTTGAAAGTTATGATCATTATTATTCTGAAGCATTAAGATGTTGTTAATAGCATCTTTAAATTCGTTCTCTTTCATTACAGATTAATTGGTATAATTGACGGTGTAATTCAGATTCAACTGAAGATATGTGATCAAGAATAAAAGCTTTATCTTGATTATCACAGGTCAGTTCAATGACATTATTTAGTTGTGTCAATGCTGACAGTAAGCGTTCTTTCTCTGTACGCATATCAGTATCTAGATGGATAATCTGGTGGGTTGTAGCTATTCAATCCAAACTCTTCACAATGACGTTGTTTAAGATACTCAATAACTTCATCTTTCCACTCCATTAATTCATTGTAACACTCTTGATTATGTGCACAACCTCTTAATTTAGTATCAGGTTTATGTAAAGACTCTAATAAAAGGGTAAGACCATCTCTACGTTTTTCATGTTTTGTTGTCATGTTAATCATCAACTGCATCAAAGTTACTTATATCACATACAGGAACTTCATGTCCATCAATAAGATACCAATGCTGCATTGTACCATGTAATTCTGGATGTCCAGCAAAGTCTGATGGATATTCACGTTCACCAATGTATTTAATCTGATCTTCAGGAATATTATTATCCCTCATGACCGCTTGGATCTTATAATGCATCAACTCATGTGGAGCTGCAGTCATATGTGTCATTCAAATAATGCTAATGTAATAATTCTATCACACGTCAAGGTGTGTGTCAACCTGGATTTGCTGGTACTTTGTTACCATATGGTTGTGACCCACTTGGATTCATAACATAGCACTCAACAAAATAATCCATGTCTGATAGGTCAGTTGATAGTGGGAACCAATCACCTGCTGTTTCTACTGCTGTTGCTTGACTATCAAATTCATAGAATGTATATCTATTGGCAAATACCTCACCAATCTCATCTACTGGTATGAAATCCTCGTAGTATGTTTTAACTGTTGCTTTCTTGGTGTCATCCAATGCCATCCAATCAGATATATCAACAACCAATATGTATTTGTTTTTATTCTTTGCAAAGTAATGGACTACCTCATATAGTCTCTGTGCATTCATTGATACTAACATTATATTTCACCTCTTTCAATACGTGCAATTAGAGTTTCTAACCATTCTTCTCCTTTAGCTTCTATCTCTGCATCTGTTAAATTAGTTGCTTCTACTAACTCTGCAGATGCATTAGCAGGTAATCTTGTATATCTGTCTATACCTGCTTCTTTAGCAGTAGCACGTGTTCTATACTGAGCAACCTCTATTCTACCTATTGTACCAAACTCTGATTGTACCTGTGTTATAGTTGATAAAACCAAATATGTTGTCATCTTCTGAGCGAAGTATGATAGAGAGTTAGATGATAGTTTCCAGAAATGATATGTACTTGCTAGATAATCCTCATCATTACCTTGCTGACCATATGCTGCTATTGAGTTATCACTAAGACCAACTGTTTTTCTATTATTATATTCTGTTGGTGTAATAGGGAATATAACATCATTTGCAGTCTGTGCTTCTGATCCTTGTGCATTCTGTTTAGGATTGTCTCTAATCCATTTTCTATATGCTAACCACTGAGCTGCTAACTCTGTACTTAATTCATTATCAGGTAACTGTGTCCAATCACTATCTTTAAGAAGAAATACTCTGACAAGATTAATCTTCTCCCAAGTTAATACATTACTCTCTTGAATCTTTCTTTCAACTGCCTTCTGATACTCTGCTTCAGTTATGTCCTTATAATCAAAGAACTTATCTCTCAATGAAGTGAATAATGCATCTACATCATATTCAGCAACACCAGCTGGGTCAAATTCATAACTGGACCATTTACTCGTCTGAGTCTTATGATCTCGTTTATACTTACTACGTTGTATTAAATATGTACCATCTGAATGGTAAACAAACAACTCTAATGCATCCTTAGCAGAATTCCATAGAGGTGTGATGATTGGATCTATTTCAGAATTCCAATAATCATCATTAAATTGTTTTTTAACACCTTGATATGAAACTATCCTATCAAAGGCATTAAAAATCATTTGTGCAGTAGATGTCGTTGCCATCAGTATATTAGAACCTTTATATATTATTTATCCTACATCGCTTTGATGAGGTACTTAGAACGATGATATTTAGTAACTAGAGATAAACTATCTTGAACACTTGCAGTACCGTTTACAGATATTGGTGTAGATGTAGAGAGAGTTAATGTACCATCAGTGAATCTAATATTAGAATCTCTTGCAGTAACTACTCTTCTAATCTCATCAATACCATCCTCAGGTCCACAAGTACCTTCATTACCAGGAATTGATGCATTTAATGTTGGAACAAATATTCTTTCAGTGTATGTTGCATATCTAACACCAATCATTGCAAGACCCCAGTTATCATTAACAGATCCACCTTGTTCATTTGGGTTATCTCCTGAACCATCTGGTCTTGTTTGTCTTATTATTAAATATGCACCACTTATTCTTGCATCACTTTCTTCATCAATATCAATAGTATAATTTGCCCATCCTGACGTTGATACACTCTGTGGGTCTGCTACAGCTTGAATAATACTTTCAGATGTGGCATCCAATGATACTTTAAAATAGCAATCTATTGCTTCTTCTGGTGCTTCACCACCATTAGATCCATTACCTTTAATAACACCAAATGTAATCTTATCAGCATTAAGTAAGTTTAGAGGACCAACTTGTAAGAATCTACTACCGAGACCACTGTATCTAATATGTCTATTAGCCATACCATTACTGATATTACTTGCAACTGCAAAGTTATCACCAACAGATCCAACAACATTTATTGCATCACTTGCTGAATGCCATATGTTAGCAGCAGCACCTGTAAATGCAGAACCTGCTGTTGATATATCATAAGCACCATCTGGGAAGTTTGGAACTTCATAATATTTACCTGATGGATCAGATATACCAACCACATCATCATCACCAGGTAATCTACCATAACATCCAATTTCTACTCTACCTGAATTACCATTTTGGAAAGGATCGCTTTGATTACCTGCACCAGCAGTTCCACCATTACCAACTTCAACAAAGAACGATGTTGTTATATCATCTGTTGCTAATAAAGGTTGTATTTCAATCTGTAATCCAGCACCTCCACCTCCTCCACCACCAGAGGGGTTTGCTCCTTCTTCTTCAAATGTTGCTGTAAGTGTAACATATCCTCCACCTGTGGATCCAGCTGATTCACTAGGTGATGTGACGTAAGTTGTGCTAATTGCTGATCTACCAGCATTACCACCAGATCCTGACCCCGTATTAACATGACCAGCACCAGCGACACCACCAGCACCACCAGCACCACCAGAAGCTGGTCCAGCACCACCGCCACCGCCACCTCCTCCACCAGAGGTACATCCTTTTGATCCACCACTAAGTCCAGGAGAAAATGTAAATAGATTATTCTCATATAATGAATCTGCTGGTCCTATACCAGCACCACCAGTCCAGCATGGGTCAGTGATACCACCACCGTTCCATCCTCCACCTGAACCACCGCCACCGCCACCACCGCCAGCACCAGCGATTGCTTGACCTTGAGTACCAGCAGTTAAAGCAGTACAACCACCACCACCGCCACCAGATCCACCGTTACCCCATGCACCAGATCCTGAAGGACCACCATTTGCTTGGAATGCTCCATCACCACCAGTAGCTGATGGTTCACCTGTACTTCCTACTTGTTGGTTCACACCTTGATTTCCTTGTTGTCCTATAACAAAACCAAATATACCTTGCCAATTAGGTATTCTACCTGTAACTCTTCTACCTGGAGATGCAGTACCACCACCATAACCAACACATCCTCCTATACCATTGGCAGGACCATTACCACCAGCACCACCAGAAATATCAAAATCTACATATATAACTGAAGCAATTTCTTCATCTGGTACTCCATTAATATCATTAACATCTATACTACCAGTAGTAACGTTTGTACCAGTAGTTATTAATTCTTCTACCCTAATCTCCCATAGATTAGTACCTGCACTAATTCCCTTACTATATCTAAAATCTCCAGCAGTTTGTCCGTCACCAGTTACTATTTGTGCACCATCTGCGTTAGAACCAACACTTGCACCATTATAATAATATGTGTATGTTCCACCTCCACCAGCACCTTGTAATTGCTCCTCTGATACATCACAAACCCAATTCATTTGTGATGTACTATTAAAAGCATTGGTAACATTTGATATTGTACTAACTTCACAAACATCAAACCTTTGAGTTGGAGAATGATTATAAGTAGGAAATTGCATTTGTTGTACTTCTATTTCATACCTAGTATTTGGTTGTTGATTAATAGCAGTAATTTCTACCTTAGCATTACAATCACTTCCAGAACCATCTTTGAAACATAAACCAGGAAATGCTGGTGCAGTTATAGGAGTAAATCCAGCACCATTATTACCTGTTATAGTACAAGGATAAACGTTATTAGCTGTTACTGCTATGTTAGTAAAACTAGTATTATCTTGACCAGAAGTTTGTCCCTGATTCTGAGTAAATGATATAGTTTGTCCTCCAATCTGCCATGATACAGTTCCTAATGCATATCCATTAGATCCACCATCTAACCATTCAAAATTAAAATCTACCTGAGCAAATCCATGACCAGTAACAACTATGCTTCCACTTGCATTAAATTCAATTTGAACATTAGAAGTACCTGCTAATTGACTTCCTCCTCTGAATCTATAACAACCCCAATAGTTCCATTCACCATTTTCATATGAAGGACCATTTCTTCCATATGGGTTTATTGCTCTTAAAGTTCCCAGATAATAAAAATGGAATCCCATCATACCAGATTTATTCTGATTATTAGGATTTGCTGGATCTATAACCAAACCATCACCATTTGATGTGGTCTCCATAAAGTTTTGTGCAGTGAAGTTTGCACTAGGTCCATATACAGTAGTCCAATTAACAGTACCACCAGTTTGTCCAAATATAGTTGAACCTTGAATTGCATTACCAGTACCAAGATCCCAATTTAAACCAGCAGTAAAGTTTGGTTGAACTTTCCAAAGATTCTGCTGTCCTAAACCATTAGGAGTATTAACTGCAGTTGTTTTAATATCAGATGTACGAACTGGTGATATTTGTATATTACATGGCCATGTATTTACCCACGATCCAGTAGCTGTTCCTGTTAATTCAACATAATTTTGACCAGCAACATAACCAGGTCCATATACATCTGTCCAACTAGTAGATGATGTGCTCCAAGTTTGTGATGCAGTTCCTTGTGATAAAAATGCATCATATGAACCATTACCACCACTACCTTTATCATTCCATCCTTGGATTGGACGCAATCCACCTGCAGGAGATGCACTATTTCCTACACCACCAGTAGTTCCAGTATCACCATTGTCTGTTAACGAAAAACTAAATCTAGGATCTTGGAATATTTCTGTAGGTATTGTATATGTACCACCTTGTCCACCTTGACCTCCATTAGTACCAGCTTGTCCACCTTGTCCACCACCAGCAGTAATAGTATATGGATTACCATCAACAGTTATAGTTACAGATGTATCAAATCCATTTCCACCCGAACCTGAGGCACCACCGCCTCCTCCTCCACCACCTGCCATTCTAATGGTATAAGATGTAATATTTTCTCCACCTGCATTTGCTGCTATATTTGCAGTGCCACTATCATATAAGTTTAAAAATCTTTCTTCACCAGTTCCTGGTGTAGTAACTATGATCTCTTTACCACCAATAGTTGTAGAATCATCAACTACCCAAACTCTTGGTGTTGGTGTAACAGGAACATCAGTAAAATATCCTGACGCTAATCTAACAGTACCAACACCAGCAGATTGAACTTCATCACATAATGCTTGGAATGATGACGTTGTAAAGTTAGCTGCTAGAATAGAATATGTACCATCTAACTCAGTTTGTGTATTCTGTAGTGTTACATTATCACCAATATCAAATGAATGAAGACCTGAGAATATTATTGTTATAACACCATTCTGAGCAGAAGCACTAACAATAGGAATTGCACCTGGTTCTGTAATCTTGTAGTTATAACAACCATCCCAAGTACCCTCTGAACCTGCTCTCAATCCAACTTTTGCAAGACCAACTGCATCATAACCATTAGGATGGAAAGCAGCACCAACAGGATTATTCAATGTACCAGTAATATTATTATCACTTCTGTATTCACCAATTGGATCAGCACCTGTTACACCACTAGCAGATGTTTGTTGCAATTCTATAGTTATAGGTTGTTCTGCAGCATCACGATATATTATTGGGATTTCAACCTCTCTATTTTTCCATACTTGATACGTAGCATCATATGCACCAAATCCACTACTATTATTGTTTATATTATATGAACCAGCAGATTCCATCAGTTCATACCATGTTGATGTTCCTGCACTATTAGAACCAGTAAATCTTATTTTAAGATTATCAGTGACATCATCACATCTTTCACCACCATTGATATCATTACCCATGATTCCCAATGCAAAGAACTGAGTATATCCTTCAACATTTAATGTAAATGATGCATCTCTAGTTGGTTGATGAGTTGCGAATACTGTATTTCCTGAACTACCAAATCCTAGATATTTTGTCCCACTACCAGGACTAAGGAATCCACCAATTTCTCCTACTCCATTACCCCAATCAAGTAAAGCAGTACCACTTAATGTCCATGTCAGCTCAGGATCAGTAACTTCAAATGTTTTATCTGGTAATGCATTAGTTGGTTCTTTTAATCCAATACCGTCTACATTACCAAACGTAGAAGTCTTTGGACTTAATGGTCTATATCCTAATAATCCATGAGAGTGACCTAATGTTTCTCCACTAGGTAGGTTAGGTATAAAGTTTTCAATATATCCTTTTACTCTACCATATCCTGTAGTAAATCTATCAACACCTGATACGTTAGCTTCAGTGACAGTATCTGGTTCACTATGCAATAAGTTATGTAAGTGTTCTGGTGCTCTTGCAAATATATAATCATTTATAGGACCAACTGTATATTTCTTTTCACCTGTTAAATATGGTTGAATTAATGTAGTAACACTTGCATACCCTGTAGTAAGAACATCACTTATCTGATAAAACTCAACAGGATCTTCAATAGTATCTGTACCAATGAACCATTGTCCACCAACATCACCAACATTCATGGTGATTCTATCTCCTACTAATGGAGTACCAGCACCATTAACACCTTGACCAAATCCAATTAGTTTTCTATCTCTATAATCAGGTACTCTAAACTCTCCAAGAACCTGTGGTAAATCTGAAATACTAAATGCTTTTCTTATTTTAATACGTGGTTGATTAGTTAAACCACCAATAATTACATCTAAACTTGTGTCTACAATACCAGAATTACCACCAGTAACAGTATAATTTTCTGTTAACTGAGGACTTCTATTATATAATGGTATTAATGATCCACCACCAGCAGTAAAATCTTGATATGTACAGATCTGCTGTTGATTACTTAGTGTTGCTTGTACATGAAATCTATAGATATGCTTCTCACCATTTGGTGGTTGTGGTCCTGAATATCCATTGTTGACCCATTCAGCAGCAGAACCAAGTGATGATTGTTCTACAGTATTTTGTTGGAGTACAGCACCAGCTGGAAGTTGTTGGTTAACAGTAAATGATACAAATGTATTTGCTATATTCTGAACATGCCAATTAGTTCTTACATCTGTAGATAAGTCTTCAATTAATATTTCATATGTATCTACACCAACACCAGATGGTAAACCACTTAAGTTTGCCCATGAAAATGCTGGTGTATCGTTATTAGCATTAGAATATTGAGAATAACCTGTAGGATATCCTTGTCCTGTTAAAGGATCAAATGTTCCTGGATCTAAAGCAGGTACAGTACCATAATTAGTCTCTGGTAATATAAGAGGATAGTTTTGATCTGCTGTCTGTATTAATGATATTGATGTTATAACCCAATTAACAGTACCACCAGGAGCACCACCTGTATTGTTGTCTGGATCATAATTAATTAATATTCTAAAAACATGTGTATCAGCTTGTGATGCAAGTGATTGAAATGTGTCTGAATATTCTAAAAGATATCGTTTTCCTTGTACAACTTGTCCATTAGCAGTAGGATAATCATTTAATAATTCAAATGTTAATTCAGCACCATTTGGAACTACTCTTTTGTATTCAGTAGTAAATGGTATTGGTTCTGAATGTATCTCAGCATATACATTACCACTGTCTACAAATGTTCTATAAACTGTACCTGGTGCACCAGTTACATCTGATCTTATAGAATTATTTGCTTGTGCTTCTGTTGTTAAATTATATTCATTACCTATCTTTTCATATAATAATGGATAGTCTTTAATATCATATTTTTCTCCATCACAATAAAGAAAGTTTCTATAATTATATGCTGGAGTTTCACCACCAGTACCTTCACCAGTTATTGTACCACCTACAGAAGTGGAATAGCTATCCACTAAAGATGGAACTATAGCACCTATACTCATATAGGAACCAGTCTTATCGCTATAAAAATTTTTATAAGGAGATCTATATTGTACCATCAGACTTTAATCAGATATTCCGTAACGATGTATGGCTGTATATATTTATCTGCCTTCTTAGAGTTGTTTTTATCAATACTAATTTTAGAAACTAATCCACTATCAGCTCTTGCAAATGCAGCTCTTGTAAGCATTTCATATGTGTGATCTTCATCAGAATTAAAATCAATTCTGTGTCTATGAGAACCATCATTACCAGTCTCACCAACAAGTGTGGTTATGTTCGCAACACCAGATGGTACTTGAGCATAAGCATCTGGATCAGAACTTGCAAAAGGTACATTCTTTATAGCACCATTATATCCCCAACTAGATGGAAAATCGTTATTAGGACCATAATTCTCTAGTTCAGATGAGTTTATTGCAACGTTATCTTGTCCACTCATATCACATTGATCACCACCTAAAAAACCAGGAAGAACAAATTCACAGTCACATTCTTGTTCTAATAATGATTCATATATGATAGAACCAAATTGTACGTTTCCTGAATCACCACCAGGAGTACCCCCACTACAAGGGTTATCATCACCACTATTTCTTAATCTATTATCCCAGTTAACGTTCTGCCATTGGTTAGAAGATGATGGTTCATCAGCACATAACCCTTGCTCTGGCCATAAACAATATCCACCACTAGTAAATCCAAGACATCCATTAAAACATGCACCATAATATTCATAACGTAAGTTTCCTAAATCTGTATCTTTTGCAAAGTATGTTTGATTTGTAACCATTCTATTTTCCCATTCATGTCTACACAATGGTTGAGTAGTATTAGTAAACCACTGACATATATTCAATGTAGTCAATGATGGGTTGTGGTTTTTTTGTCTAGACCTAAAATAATTTTGTGAATTATCTTTTTGTCTGTGTCTAGTAGTTGATGATCTATGTAAATGGGGTTGAAATGCAGTGTGGGGAACTTCAGATGTTGCAGTATATACACCAGTATCAAGAGAGAATCTTGGTTCACCTCTCAATGGTATTGTTTGTGGTGGTATATAAAAATCTCCTGTATAAGATAATTGATATGGACTATCAATATTCTGAACAACATCTAATTGAATACCAGATTTAAACTGAGTTGTACCATTATCATCAACTACAGTCAAATCATTATACAAACCAATGTTAGATGATGTTGTAGATCTAATATGTTTATTTCTTAAGTCTGGAAGTTGAAACTGTTCATTAGTAATAACTTGACCATCTTTTAAGAATTTTGTTTCTTGCCCTACACCTAATACTGCTGCTAATTCTGGATATTGATTAGCAAATAAAACAGTACCATCACATCTTACATAACCAGCTGGTAATATTCTTCTATTAATAGGATCTTTAGGATTAGTGCCTTCAGTAAGTTCTACTGGAAAACTTATGATAGAACCACACATAGTTCCATGTTTTGCTTTTTCTTTTGTGTAAAAACTTGCCATGTTAATACGCCCTGATTATATACATTACTGTTAAAGATGGAGTGTTTGGATTTATCTGTACACTTAATGCAGTTGCTACGGATAATGGTGCTGTGGTTCCTGTTGCGATGTCATTAATAAGAATGGTTGATGGTATGGATAAACTACCTCTAGCCATACTAACTTCCATTGCATCATGTGCATGTGATCTTAAAGTATCACTTCCCCAACCTTCACCATCATGATTTAACGTTGTTGTATATGTATTAGTTACAGCTGTATTTATTGGTTGTAACTCACCCAACGAAGGATCATAAGGTTCATCTAGAATATCATTCAAAGGCATTGTCAATCCTCTTTGCTCTGCAGGAATATCTACTGACTGGTAATAATTTCTTCTACCATTATAATATCCAGCAGGTGGGAATGCTCCTACATGTGCTGTTGTTTGAACGTTTGGTAATGCTAAATTGTTATCATTATAAGGAAAATTCTCATCTACATGATAAAATCTCTGTGCTATTGGTCTAGATGTTGCTGGTATTGCAGGTATTACTTCTAATTCAGGACTAATATAAACTTCACCAGTACCATCAGGTAAACTTAATCCACCATCAAATTCATCAAACCATGAAATATTTTTCTCGCCTGGTTTCCATCTACCTGCTTGAGCTCCTTGAGTCTGTCCAGCAGGAGCAACAGCACCATAATCATATGACTTATCTTTATCTGCTGTTGGTGGAACAAATTCTTGTACTCCATTACCAAATGCATATGCACCCCAAAACTGATCAAATTCTGAATCAGTAGCAGGTTTGTGACCGTGCTCTGGTATATGGTTCACACCTAATTTTCTAGGTACAACATAAGCAGTATCAAAATAGATTGGATCATCCATTGTAATACCAGTTATTCTACCAGCAAGCTGATTAGATGGTTCTAGTGTAAATGTAATATCTACATCAGAACTAAGAAGTGTTGGAGGTTGTGTTGCATCAGGTCCATTTACACCAATGTATATCCCCATTGCAATTTTATCTGCAGCAGTAAGACTACTACTGTTAGGTTGTTGTCTCTGTCCTTCAATATCAACTAATGCAAGCTGATTTAGATTTGGTAGACCAAATATATCAAGATGTCCAAGAGATTCATCTTTATTGTATGGAAAATCATTAACTATACCATTATTAACACCATTAACGAATCCACTACCTTCTTCTGGGAATGGACCATATTGATTGCCCAATGTAGCAGCAAGTAAAGGATAATCTGCAGCATTAAGAGTAGCATTATTAAGACTACAAACAATCCATCCTGCAGGTATATTATCTAATCCTTGTCCTGATTGAGAACCACCGCCCCAAGGCATTATTGTACCTATTGGAGCGAGTTTTCCTGATTTGATTCTATTATAGAATGCCATTGATTAAACCTCTCTTAGCCACCATCCTTGTACAGAGGAAGAAACGATGGTGCCTTGTGAATCCGTTCCTCCTAGGTATACCAATGTAAATCCAGCGTTTGCTGTCTGTACTACAAGTTCACCTGAATTGTATGGTGTAGTACCACTCAATCCAATTGTAGTTCCAGTTGCATCTCCTTGTACCTTAGTATTTGGAGTCAATGCTCTAACAATCAACATTGTATCAAATCCTAGATTTCCACCAACTTCAACAACTCTAACTTCATCACCTGTAGTTGGTGACTCAGGTAAGTAAACGATCAAGTTACTTTGATCAGTTACATTAACAAAGTATGTTACATTTGCTTTTAAATTTAGATCAGAAACATCAGATCCATTAGAAACGTAACGTGAGTGTCTACCACCAGTCTTAGTATAGAAGTTAGTTAATCCAAATGCATCAATAGATTGATCTCTATTGACTGTAAATGTATTTGCACCGTTAGTACCAAGATTAGTTATATTAAACTGTGGACTCTTAGATGGTGACTCAGCAGCAGTTCCTCTAATTGTAAGAGAGTTACTTATCTCTGCATCACCATAAACATCAACACCAAATGTAACTTGGTTTCCAAGTGTTAGAACTTCTTCAGGACCAAATGATGAGTAAAGTTTAATGTCACCTCTACCAATCACACCAGCGTCAAAGTAGATAGAACCAGAGTGATCAGCATGACCATCATCGTTAATTATTTTAACTATGCTTGTCTGTCCTACAGAATCTAAGATGTTAACTCCACCACCATATGATGTAAGTTCACCATTTACAGTTAAGTTACCTCTTCTGAATGGTATAGTTCCATCTTGACCCAATTCATTCATGGTAGCTGTATGAACAGTACCAAAGAGTGCTAAGTTAACTAAGAAGAATTCACTATTTCCTGTATTCTTATCGTATATACGTAACCAGTTAGTATAATCTAGTTTAGTCTGTACGATAATACCATTATCAATGATAGCAGAGAGATAATCTACACCAGCACGTTGACGTAAATCAATATCTACAAGATCTGCAGACTCACGATGTTTAAGAACCCTTATTACATCAGAAGTTGCTTGAACATAGTTAGCAATATCTTGAGCAGCAGTTCCTTCTTGTGCAGGAATACATCTTAAAGTTTTACCTGCTACATCAACTGCAGCAATTGACATTATTTCCCAAGGACCAGTACCACCTGATGCTGAGTTAACTCTAACTAAATCATTAACAGCAAATGCACCAGTACCTTCACCAAGTTGGTCAACCTGTAGGTAAACTGAACCTGGAACTGAACCTGTTGATGCGTTAGCTGATAAAGCAGCATTAGGTCCATTAGCTTGTATTGATAAAGGATCTAACCAGTAAGAGTAAAGTCTAACATTACTCTCATTACCTTCATATCTTGCATATGAATTAGAAGTAGCTTCTGTACTTGGAAGTACCCTACTAATATCAAGTCTTCTATACTGATTACCAATTTCTAAGGTAGCAGCACATGTATCAAAGTAAAGAGTATTCTGATCATTACCATTCTTAATAGTGAACTCTTCGTTAACTACTGCTCTGAATACAACGTTAGTTAAGTTCTGAGTGCTGAGAATGTTTCTAGAAACTTTAATCTTATCTGCATCAATCTCTGTAATTCTAGTATCAGGAAGTAATAATGCACTACCAAAGTTAGATTCAAACGAGATTAAATCATTAACACTTAACTTAGCAAGATCAGCAGTGCTAATATTATTGATAAAGAATGTAAATTCCTCACCAGCATTAATTGTAATGTTACCTTGGAATGTTCCTCTATCAGTGCTTCCACAACCACCAGATATATCAAGATTATTATTGATGATTAGATCACCACCAATGTAAGTATCACCAGTTGTTGAATCAATAGTGAATACATCATTAGCAGCACCACCATCGCATCCACTAGAAACAACCAAGCTCTTAGTTGTTTGTGTGAGTGTGGTCTTAACTTGGAATACCTCACCAATATCATATACAATTGGTTCTACATCTGTAACAGAAGCACTTCTACTAATGATAACGTAATCGTTAGTAGCAATCTCGCCTCCAAATTCTGCAAGATATACATCCTCTGTATCACCAACATTATCAATTACATCAGTAATCCATGTAGCGTCAAACTGTACGTTACACTTGTAGATTGCTGTTCCATCAGGATGGTCATTTCTTACACCTGTGAAAGTACCAAATGGTTCTCTCTCAGCAACAATATAATATGGAGCAGTTGATATTCTTGGAGTAGATATAACTTTCAAGAATTCAACGTGAGTTAAACCACCAGAGTTAGATGCACTGAAGTATCTTACATTTGTAATACCATAGTTATCTACACCAGTGTTACTTGGTTGATATAGCTGGAAGGTTACATTTGCCTGTTGTGCAGCAACTGGAACATCTAATGTAAACTTAGATACACCAGGAGCCATAGTGTTAACGTCTTGGATTGGAATTATTTGATCAATCAATACCCATGTAGCAGATGCAATACCAACGCTATAAGCATCTAAACTATAACGTAGTTCTAAATGTTCTGGACTTGAAGGATCAGTAACGTCTGGATATTCACCACCGTTAGTGTTATTACCTACAATAGCATCTATTTCAAATCTAGAAATAGGACCAGCACCACCAAGATTAGATCCATCTACGGGAGAGAATGCAACTGATCTTTCAGATCCAGATGAACTACTACCAGATCCTTCTTCAGCGAACCAAATATAATTCTGATTTGTATTGAATCCACCAGTAGAACCACTAGCACCTGGTGTAGTTGCTGCAATTGATACATTACCAACAACACCAAGGAAGCTACCACCTGAAGTAATGGCACCTAGTGTCTCACTAGCCATTGCAAGTGTGGTATAATTTTCACCAACACCTTCAGGTGAATCTATAATAATATAATCATTCTCTTTTAACCATGGTGCACCAGTGTCATCCACTGGAGATTGACCTAATGGTATATAAACCTGATTACCTGTTAATTGAATAAGATCCTGAGGTTCAATCTGTGGATTACCACCAACATTAGTGATAGCATCCTGATATTGAATACCACCCCAATTTCCAGTACCAGCAGTGTCAACAGTACAATACTTAGATGAACTTGTTGCTACTCTATCAACAGTAACAATATCAACGTTGTTATTGTATAGGTTATTACCTAAGATACCAGAAGTATGGTTAATCTTCTCAGAACCAGATCTTGCTCTGTCTGCAGTAAAGGAGAATGATGAGAATCCACCACACAATGTCATGCTAGAGTTAAATCTAGCAGATGCATCAACAATTAGACTGTTTCTAACTCTAGTTGTTCCACCCTGACCAGCAATGGTAATGTCGGAAGCATTAGTAGCAAAATTAAGTGTATTAGTATTACTACTGCCACCAAAGAAGTTAACAGTTCCAGCAGTTGTTGTTAAGTTTACTGTATCTTCAAGTTGTCTAGTAGTACCAAGTTGTACATCACCAGCAATCTTAAATGACTTAGTTCTTATCTGAGTATAAGATAATGTTTCATTATTGCCATATGCACCACCAATTTCTACTTTAGAAATATTTGTGATTGGTGTATTTGGTGTAGTACCTAGATTAATATTACTATGGAAACTGTTGCGACCAATGTTAATATATTGATCACCAGTAACACCATCAACTAGATTTAATGTTGCTACTTCAGTTCTTTGATTACCAATTGAAATGGTTGAAGCAAAATCACCAACGTTAAGTGTTCCTATGAATGTGTTATCACTTATAGCATTGAATGTTCCAGATGTCTCAGAAGTTCTGATTTCAGCTGTGGTTCCATCACCATTGACCTCAATGTCACGCTCAAATCTAACGTCTTCAGTAAATCTTGAATCACCCTTAACAACTAATGCTCTATCTAATTCAGCATCAGTTACATTAACACCAACCTTACCTTCATTATTTCCACGAGTAGCTTCAGTAATTACTGAAGTTTCAGTAGAAACACGTAATGTAGCGTAATCTGTAATAACCTCGCTATCTCCACCAACAACTAATGCATCATTAATTCTTGCCTTAGTACGAGAAGCATACTGTGTATATGTTAGGTAATCTGTTGTTCTACGTCCACTAATGTATACGTTACCAACAACATCTAAGTTTGCTTTTGGATCAGTGTTATCATCTTCTACAAATGCATTCTTATATGCATCATGTGTAGATCTAACAATTGTGTTAATACCTAACTTGTATTCACCAATCGTTTCAGTCTCAGTTCTTAATGCCTCAGCACCTAGAACACCAACTTCCTTGAAGTTAGCATTAGAGAACTCAATAGTAGGAGTGTCACCACCAACAGGAATTCCACTGATAATATCTTCCCATGCTTGAATATCCTGAGGAATCTGATCAATAACTTGGAAATGAACGTAATTATTTGTTGATGAGAATGGATCGCCAGGCTTAGCAGCATATACTGTCCAAGTTAAATTAAGTCTATTATCATAGTATAGGTTCTTAATTCTAATCTGTGATCCAGATGTGATACCAATATCAGTGTTAGTAAGTGCAACACCACTATTAATGTCTCTGAATGAAAGTTTAACAACGTTGGTTCCATCAAACTCAATGTTATCAATTTCATCATTACCAATCGTAGCAAAGTAGTTTGCAAGTACCCAAGCAATGGATCCATTCTTACCAACTTCAGATCCCTTAAAGAGAACGTCACCTGGTATTGGAAGAACTCCACCATAGTTAATACCCTGCTCTGCACCAATTGTAGTTCCACCTTGAGCAATAAGAGGAGACAGATTAGGAGTAGTATTAGAAGCTACGCCTTGAATTGTATGTGTCTGGAACTTATAAGATTGACCTTTACCTCTAGCATTAAATGCAAATACAGCAGATCTGATAGTATTCTTACTGATTCTAATATCACCTTCAGTTGGTGGAGAGAATGCAGTTCTATCTAAACCTTCATCTTGCTCAATTTGGCCGAGATTATTTTCTGTACTATCTACATTTGAACGTATGATTAGGGAATCCTTCTGCTGTGTGAAGTCACCATCTTGTACAGATACAACAACAGGAGATTCAAATGTATTAGGTAGTTGTCCATCTCCACCAATAACTGTAATATTCTGGTTGAATGTTACAGGGGTGTCAAATGTGGTAACTAAACCTCCAATTGTATCATCCTCATCACCATCATCTGTAAGTTCTGCTTTATCAATGAATGTTTCTTCACCAGTGATAGCATTGATTCTCTTATTACCAATGTATAGATCACCTTGTGAGTTAATACCAGTGTAGAATACAATACCACCATCTTGCTTCTTAGACTGAGCATAGAAGTCTTCTTCTGGTGTTAGAACTACTTCTTGTCTAGCTGGTAGACCAGTAGAGTAGTTACCTGGTCCATAACCAAGATATTCAAATGTGTGGTTACCTGCACGAGCAATAGATGGTCGTCTAAGTTCAACGTAGTAACGTTGATCAGATAGTACCGTGCTATCACCAGAGATAGGAATCAATCTATCTTCAGATCCAGAGGTTGCATTACCAGACTGTGCTTGAATTTGATTTCCAGATGTAAATGTATTCTCTACAAATGCAGGTTGACCAACAAAATCACCAATAAGTTCTCTAGTTAGAGAGTTCTTAAAGTCGTTAACTGTAACTAAACCTTGTGTATAGTTATCAGCAGCAGAGAATGTAGCTGGTGGATCAATTAGTCCAGCATAGTAATCTTTTTCTTCCTGTGTTGTACCAGAATTCTTAAACCATAGAGGATCATTTCTAAAGTTTAGAGGATATAACTTACTTACAGGTTGGGAGAACTTAAATTTCTTAAAGTTATTTGTTACACCAGCACCTGTTGGGAAAGGTGAAAGGTTACCACGTAATGCAGTTATGTAATAGATACCATCTTGCTGTCCAGCAATACGTTTCTGTAATGTTTCATATCCAAAGATGTAGAATGTATCATCAATGATTCCTGTATCTTCTACACTAGCAACATAGTATTCAACACCAGCATCATCCTGAATTCTATCACCAGGAGTAATGGTGTAAACATTAGCACCATTTTGCTTGTAATAATACTGAGTAAGACCTTTAGCAATGTTTGTCTTGAGAGGTAATGACTTACCACTATCCTGATCCTCTTGCATGTCAGCAAAGACAGTGCCTTGAGTGAATCTAGTGCTGTTGTATTCACTATACTCTAAAGTACCACCACGAATATTCTTGATGATTAGATAATGTTGACCAGCAGTAGTATAGTAAGCATGAACATTAGCAAGACCTGATGAATTACCAGAGAATGATATTGCATTACCATCACTTGCTTGATTATCAACCTTACTTACTACGAAGTTACCACCCTGAGGAGCATTGATCTTAATAGTTGTTAGGATCTCATTTCTTAATCCAGGGAAATTCTTAGTATCAATTGTGTGATCATTAAGAGTCAACTCAAGATACTTGATGCTAGGATCTAAATCATCTTCTACATAACGACCAGATTGAATTGTTGACTGAACACCAGATGTAAATCTAGCGAACCCACGATATTCAATACCAGAACCAGTTAGATCCTTCTTGTATGGATCGTATGCTGCATCAAGATTTAGATTATTAGATAAGAAATCATTAGAATCATAACCAATGTATTCACCAGCTTGTACTGGGTTCTCAAATCTAGCACCATATACAGTACCAACAACTGGTTTCAATAGTACCTTCTGAGGTACTAACTTACGTGTGTCGTCAGTTCTAGTCTTAAGAACAAATCCATTAATAGGATCTCTCGCATTCTCAAGATACTTAGGTATAACATAACGAATCTTATATGTTCTATCATCTGCTGTACGAGTATCATCAAGACGCTCATACCACATATCTGTAGACTTAGATCTATCAGCATAATCTGATAGTTGAATTCTCCAGAAAACATTATTCTTCTTGACGTTTTCTGGTTGTCCACTTACCTCATCCTTACATGCAATATACCACTTACCTGTACTAGTTACATTATCTGTAAAGGTAGGATCAAACCTCATTGGTGATCTACGCTTATTCGCAAATACATCAAAGACTAGACCTGCCTGACCTGTAGCAAATATAATTGGATTAGCACCATTTATTGAATCAGCATAAGTCTGGTGAATTGTAAATGTTTTATTGTTTGCATATCTTACAAAGAATGCAACGTTAGGATTAATTCTACCAACATTAGCATCACTAGTATCAGTTACAGCAACACTTGAATTACTTGCAAACTGAGTTCCAACTAATGGCAACAGTCCACCTTCAATAGCTCTAATGAACACCGTCTGTGCTTCAGAACTACCGATAGATGAAGATGGTTTGTCAAAGATGTGTGATACATCAGTTTCAATACCAGCAACAATAGATGTACTTAACTGTGACTTGTAGTTGTGTAGATCATAACTATCATCAAGAATAAATTGGTATAGATCAATCTCAACATCCTTATCAATTGCATCAGTTTCAGATGCATAGATGTAGATACCAGCTGCTGCGTTCTCTTTAGATGTTGCAAGCATCAATCTGGTTTGATCATTTCCATCAAAGAATGATGTAGAACCGTAGTTCTCTGGTTGTGTAACTCTACCTGGTGCAATTACATAGTATGTTCTGTTAGTTTCAAATCCATTAGGTAATCTAACAAGACGCTTATCAACATCAACATATGTCTTAGTTACAGTATCAAAACGAGGTCTAGGAACCAATCTTACAGGAGTTCCAGTCTCAAACTTATGTGGGTCAGATGGGTTACCACCTGTGTCAATTGTGAATACAGTTGCTCTAGATGCAAGAAGTGCAGTGTTAACTGTTTGTTCCTGTCTAGTAACTGTTCCTAAACCACTGTTAATAATAGTGGTAATGTTTCCAACAATTGTTTCAATAGCATTAGCTGTACCACTACACTCTCTATAAGATGTTGAAGTTAATGTATCTTGAATAATATCAGGACCATCAATCTCAGGACCAACAGTTACAGTTGTTGGTAATGTGTCTGCCCATATTCCACTTTCATATACAAAGTAAAGATCTGTAGTTGTGCTACTCTGAAGAGCATTTACTGTATTACCTTCAGCTAATCTAGAACCATTAACACCTAACTCAATTTGAGTATTACTTACAATTCTCTTAACGTATGTTCCTTCTGGAATGTTACTAAAGGTAGCAACAGCACCATCTTGAAGTAAACCATGAACGAATGCAGGTGTTGAAGGATTAATTTGTCCACGAGAATTTTCATACTCTTTAACACTCATACCAATGATTATGCCACGAGTATCATTAACATCAATGATTGCAGAACCAGAAGTTGTAGAACAGTTGAATGCAAGAACATCAAAGTTTCTCATAGCAGCAGTTGCTATGCTACCCGTGTAATTCCATGCATCTAATGTCTCTGTCTTCTCTCCATCAATATACTCTAGATTCATTCCAACATAGTATGCTTCACCAGCTTGTATACTATTAATGTTTCCACCAAGTCTTAGGTCATTAACAATAGCATCAACTATGTAAGTAACATCACGGAAACACTTGGATGCTTCATTGTCAATTGTGTAATCACCTGTGTTGAGTACGGGTAGATTAGCAAGAGATCCAGTTTCAATTGCCTCTGTAATAATATCGTATAAGTTCTCAATACTAGAACGTACGTTAGCACAATCCCATTCACCAGAACTAAGTGGTGGTAATGAATTAAGATTACCATCATTAAGGGATGTACAAATAATATCAACAAGAGCATTAACTGTTGCAAGAACATCTGAACAATTACCATCAGCATAACCAGATGGTTGATACTTAGTAGCAGATCTTGGATATGCATGTGTAGTCTTATTCTGATCCTTAGTACAACTAAAGACTAGAGACTCTTCTAAAAGTTTAATGCTAGTTCCAATTTCTAATGAGTGAGAACCAATTGTAAGAGCAATATCTCCAGTAGCAGCATCATAAACTGCATTAGATACGTTATGATTAACTAGAGGAGATGAACCTACATCAACTGTTATTGAATATGTGGTTACAGAAACAGGATTAACGTTTGCACCAGCAACAGGATCAGTACCAATACGAGGATATGTCTTAGTGGTATTATTCTGATCCATTCCACAAGAGAATGTCAAAGAGTTAGCATCAATAGATAACAGATCTGATACTAATACACCATGTGGTGCACCAAAGTAGAATACTAAGTAACCAGTAGAAGGATCATAAGTTGCATTATTTGGTGTTATCTGAGATCCATTAACAACGTTGATTGCACCAGTAGCAGCACTTACAAATGTATGATCATAGTTACCACCTGATATAACAGCACCTGCTGCAGCAGATATAAATGTGTGAGCGAATTGATCTTGAGTAGCTGCAACACCAACATTAATTGTGATTGATGTAGCAGTCTTAGAAATAATGTTTAGAGAAGTATTCCATGCAGGATCTGATCCACCATAGGTACTTCTTTGTATTCCATTTAGATTACCAACACCACCATCATTTCCAATTGCTTGAACAAT